CTAGAACCGCACCGTAAAATCGGTGCCCTTGCCTACCTCGGACTTGACGATCAGCCGGGCGCGGTGGCGGGTGAGGATATGTTTGACGATGGCAAGGCCGAGGCCGGTGCCTTTCTTCGAGCGGCTGTCCTCGATGCTGACGCGGTAGAAGCGCTCCGTCAGACGCGGCACGTGCTCGGCCGGGATGCCCGGACCCTTGTCGATGATGCTGACCTCCACCGGGGCGCCGGCGCCGTTCTTCAGCCAGACGTCGACGATCTTGCCTTCCTGACCATATTTGCAGGCATTCTCGATCAGGTTCTCGAAGACCTGGACAAGCTCGTCGCGATCCCCCAGCACCTCCACCTGGCCGTCGGGCAGATGCAGGTTGATGTCGACGCCGACATCCCTGGCGAGCGGCACCAGCGAGTCGCGGACATGGCCGAGCAGCGGCACAAGGTCAACCTTCTCGTCCGGCGCGATGTGCGATTTCAACTCCAGGCGGGAGAGCGACAACAGATCATCGACCAGCCTGCTCATGCGCGTCGCTTGATCGAGCATGATGCCCAGAAACTGCGCCTGCGCCTTCTGATCGTTCTTCGCCGGCCCCTGAATGGTTTCGATGAAGCCGCGCAATGAAGCAAGCGGCGTGCGCAGCTCATGGCTGGCATTGGCGACGAAATCCGACCGCATGCGGTCGATGCGGCGGACCTCAGATATATCGCGGAAGGACAGGATGAAAAACCGCTCCCGCTGGCCCTCGGCCTGGAATTCGACAGGCGCGCTGCGGACGATATAGACGCGCTCGGACGGCAGCCGCTCGGCATGCTCGATCTGGTTCGGCGCGTTGGTGGCGATAGTCTCGCGCACCATGTCGAGCACGCCGGGCGAGCGCAGCCGGGCCGATATATGCGCGCCGAGCGCCACCTCACCGAAGGCCTTTTCGGCGGCAGGGTTCTGGAACAGCACCGAGGCGTCGTCCGACAGCACCATGGCGGGAATATCGAGCCCGGCAAGTGTGGCGGAAACGTCAGGCAGGCGGCTTGGCGGTACTTGCGGCTCCGCTGCCGCCGGCTCGACGGGTTCCGCCTTGACGACAGGCGCCTCCTTGAACAGCGCGGTCAAGATCATGACGAGCAGGAGAGCGAGCACCACCCACTTGTTCATCCCGGCGGCAAGGGCGGCAAGCGCGCTGAGGATGGCCGCAAGCAGCACCGGACGTTCGCGCCGGATGCGCGCCAGCAGGCTTTTTCTCCAGGGGGTTTCGTCTTGCAAGTGGGCCTCGAGGCGTCGATTCGTTTTCTCTATATTGAACTCTGCCTGATAGCGGCAATTCATGACAGAAGTTTTCGGCTGGCGCCGGTCAAGCGAAAGACTTCAGCGCAGGCTCGGGAAAAATCACCGGCCAAAAGCGAAAGATTTGATTTTCAACGGCAAATATGTTCGCCTACGGCAAGAGGACCACCAGCGCAGGAGGAGCATATGGGCGAGACTGTCGAAAGCAGGGCGGTGGAGCTCGATATCCGCGGCAAGAAACGCATCTTCGACGTCGATGATCCGGTCCTGCCGGACTGGGTGGAGGAAAACGCCCTCGAGTCCGGCGGGTTTCCCTACAAGAAGAAACTCAACGAGGAGGACTATCTGGAGCAGCTGGAAAAACTGCAGGTGGAACTCGTCAAGGTGCAGTTCTGGCTTCAGGCGACCGGCAAGCGGGTGATGGCGCTGTTCGAGGGGCGCGACGCGGCCGGCAAGGGCGGCGCCATTTCGGCCTCGTCGGCGCATATGAACCCGCGCCTTGCGCGCGTCGTCGCGCTCGCCAAGCCGACCGAGCGCGAGCAGGGGCAATGGTATTTCCAGCGTTATGTCGCGCAATTCCCGACCGCAGGCGAATTCGTGCTGTTCGACCGCTCCTGGTACAACCGCGCCGGCGTCGAACCGGTCATGGGCTTCTGCACGCCGCAGCAATATGAAGGTTTCCTCAAGCAGGCGCCGCAGCTCGAAAAGATCATTGCCCATGAGGGTATCTTCTTCTTCAAGTTTTATCTCGATATCGGCCGGGAGATGCAGCTCAAGCGTTTCCATGATCGCAGGCACGATCCGCTGAAAGTCTGGAAGCTGTCATCGATGGATGTCGCGGCGCTGACGAAATGGGGCGATTACAGCGAAAAGCGCGACCGCATGCTCAAGGAAACCCATACTGATTTCGCGCCATGGACCGTCATCCGCGCCAATGACAAGCGGCGTGCGCGTCTGCAGCTCATTCGTCACATGCTCGACAGGATGGACTATGACGGCAAGGACAAAGCGGCACTCGGCGAGATCGACGAGGAGATCATCGGCTCCGGTCCCGGATTCCTGAAATAGGCCGCAGGCCGCTGGAAAGAGACGTCACTGCCCCGGCAGGATGCGGATCGCGAACAAGTTGATGCCGCGCGCCTTGCCGTCGAGATCGCTGTTGATGACAAGCGTACCGGGCGAATTCGGCGCCAGCGAGCGGTCGAAGCTCACCTGCAGCAGCGCATCCGACTTTTCGCGGGTGACGCTGAAGCGATGGCGGGCGCAATTGCCGAGCGACTGGAAATTGCATTCGACCGTCACCTGGGTCGGCTCATCGGTGGTCGATTGCAGCGTCAGCGCGATGGTTGAGGATTTGCCGGCGAGCTGCTGCAGTACAGAGGCGGGAACACTGACCGAAATATTGCCGTCAGCCGCACCGCTTTCGGAAATCAGGCGCACGGCCGGCCCGTCATTCTCAGTGATCTTTTCGGTGCGCGCCCGCGGGCCGCTTTTGATCTTGTCGACCTCGTCCGGCTTGAACACCGGGATCCAATCGGCCGAAAAACTATTCTGCGGATCGATGGTCACCGGCTGATCGGTGTGGGCGGCCGCATTATCGGCGCTGTCGTCATTGCCGGTGAAATCCTCCGGCTGGGTGCTGGCCGGCGGATTGGCGACGCTGGTGTCGCGCTCGGCCGCCGTCAGGAGCAGGCCCGACGTATAGGCCCACCAGGCGCCGATGCCGATGAAGGCGAGCAGCACACACCAGACGAGAAGCCTCGAGAAGAACTTGCGAGGCTTGCGGCGGCCGGCCGCCCGCTCCGGACGGAAATCCATGTTGGCGGCGCGCTGGCCGCGCGCGAGCCGCTCGTCGCCGACCGGGGCGGCGGAGAGGTGATCGGCATTGCTCGCATGCACATCGTCGAGCCTCGACTCGTCGCTGCGGTGCATGATCACTTCGGGCGCGCGGGTCTCGCCTGCCGCCACCGGGCTGTCGATCAGGCTGTCGATATCGGCCACATCGCCACGGCGAGCCGGCGGCATTTCGACGACGGGCGGCACAGGCACTTCAGGCGGTCTCTGGCGCGGGTGAAGCCGGTCGCGCTCCTCGCTTTCGATGGCGTGGATGGTGGTTTCCAGGCGATGGCGGTGATGGGCGACGGCATCGGCATCGGTGATATCCTGCTTGCGCAGGCCGGCTTCCAGCGCCTGGCGGGCCGATTGGTAGATCCTCGCTCGAACCTCCGGATTGTCGCGATCGGCATTTTCGAGCGCTGTTCTGATGGCCGTTTCTAATCCGCTCACGTCAAGTCCTTCACTTCGAACCCGGCATCGGACTGCCGTCCCCGCCGTTCTCCATCAAAATTCGGTAGCGGCAAGCGCGGCAAACCGCAAGCCTTGCAGCCCCGCCCGCCGCTGATCGGCGGCGATAATCGCCAGCTTTCGCGGCTCCCGGGGCTTACCTTGCCCGCCATCTCTGCCTGATATATCGGCGCGAAATCGACGAAGGCGTGGCGGCCGCTCTTTTATCGGCTTTTCTTCTCTGTTATGAGATTTGACGTTTTCGTAAACGTCATTGCGAGCGGTAAACCATGGCCCTGCCCCCGATCCTCAAGGATAAACTCAGATTGCCGGTGATCGGCTCGCCGCTCTTCATCATCTCGCATCCGGCACTGACCCTGGCGCAATGCAAGGCGGGCGTCGTTGGTGCCTTTCCGGCGCTGAACGCCCGGCCGGAAAGCCAGCTCGACGAATGGCTGGCCGAGATCACCGAGGAGCTCGCCCGCCACGATGCAGCCCATCCGCAACGGCCGGCCGCACCCTTTGCCGTCAACCAGATCGTCCACATGTCTAACAAGCGGCTGGAGCACGACCTCTCGCTCTGCGTCAAATACAAGGTGCCGATCGTCATCTCCTCGCTCGGCGCCGTGCCCGAGGTCAACGCCGCCGTGCATTCCTATGGCGGCATCGTGCTGCACGACATTATCAACAACCGCCACGCCCATTCGGCGATCCGCAAGGGCGCGGACGGGCTGATCGCGGTGGCTTCAGGCGCCGGCGGCCATGCCGGCACGCTGTCGCCCTTCGCGCTCGTCCAGGAAATCCGCGAATGGTTCGACGGGCCACTGCTGCTTGCCGGCGCAATCGCGACCGGCGGCGCCATTCTGGCCGCAGAAGCGATGGGGGCCGACATGGCCTATATCGGCTCGCCCTTCATCGCAACGCAAGAGGCGCGTGCCGCGCCCGCCTACAAGCAGGCGATCGTCGACGGGGCAGCCAACGACATCGTGTACTCCAACTATTTCACCGGCGTGCACGGCAACTATCTCAAACCCTCGATCATCGCCGCCGGCATGGACCCGGACAACCTGCCCGTCGCCGACCCCTCGAAGATGGATTTCGAGCAGGCCACCGGCGGCGCCAAGGCCTGGAAGGACATATGGGGCAGCGGCCAGGGCATCGGCGCCGTCAAGGCCGTGGAGCCGGTGGCCAAGCTCGTGGACCGGCTGGAGGCCGAATACAAGGCCGCCCGCGCCCGCCTCTCGCTCTGAGGGTCTTCCACCCCGTCCCCTCTTTTTTGCCAAAGGCATGACAGGGTGCTTGAAATCTTCAGACAATGCCTGTATCAGCGCCATGCAAATCGCGGGCCGCACGCTTCGGCCGCCAAATGCCGCTTTAGCTCAGTCGGTAGAGCACATCATTCGTAATGATGGGGTCACGTGTTCGAGTCACGTAAGCGGCACCATTCCATTCTAAAAAAGCGTTATTTTCCATGTGGCTAACGCGGATTTCCAATTTTGAATCCCCACCGGTATCCACCTTTGGTTTCTTGCTGTTGTCTTGAGTGATTTAGCTCAGACAGCATCGTTCTGGCTATCAAGGTGCCGGTCCCGTCGAAGCCAAGCGGTCCTTCTTCGTTATCGATGGGCGCCATCAATTGTTCGGCTGCGTCCCGGATGGGGGCGCATGAGCCCGAAGGATTGGACCAGCCAAGCGTTTCCTCGGCGTCGCCTCCGTCCTCATCGTCAGCATCATCAGACTCAAGGTCATAGAGGCAATGATTGCCGACATACAGCGGCGCGCTTCCGATGGAGGGTTCCAGGTCGCCGTTGTCTTCGAGATCTGGATCCCCGTCGAGGAGATCCAGGAGCCCGATCAATTGCTCTATGCAAGCCTCAACGATTTCACGCTGCAGCTCCTGAACCCGCGGGCTCATACGGCAGCCCTCCCAGCGACGTCAGCCACTGAGTCGACGAACCGAGCGAGTTGACCAAGAGGGCCGGGGTCAAATTCCGTTGCCTTGATGAGCGCGGCTGCAGTGACGGCGAGGGCGTCAGCTTTCATCCCTAAGCCGGCCAGAGTGCGAGCCTGGCATTGCGAGACGTCATTGGCTGCCGCCAAGAGGCGAGTATCAGCTTTGGCCACACGCAGCGTTGCAGCATCAGCGCCTGAAACCTTCCGAAGACGCGAGGTCTCCGCCTCGTACCGTTCGGCAAGTTGGATGCGCAGTTCGCACTCCTTGATGGCCTGGATTCTGTACGCTCGATTGCGCGCCAGAGCCTTTTCGGTTCGCCCCTTTGGAGTAGATCGGCTCCACCTTTTCAGGAGTTCTCTCTCTTCATCGGCTGTGCGAAGGGCGAAGCACGTGTTCGGGTTTCCCCGGCGGAATTTCGGCGCCAGCCTCTTCGTCAACGCACTTGTATCTCGGACGAGATAGCGGCCGATGATGTCGCGCTCAGCTGGCCCGGGGTACCGACCGTCCTGCGCGTTCGCCCCAAGCAGTAACTCCTCCGGTGCCAACGGCCACTGATGCCGCCACTCGTCCGCCAACCACTCCAGCTCATCATGAGCCCTCTTCAGTTCCATACAGGCAGCGTCAAATTTTTGGTACGCTGTCACCAGTTCCGGGTTCTCAGCCCGATCGGCACGCGATTGGGTCTGGACAACATCGGCGCCTTGCGCGTTAGGCGCAACAGTGATTGCGGCGGCAGTCGACGCGGCGGCGATACCGAAAAGAAGGGTACGGCGGATAGCGCAAGGCAAGCCTTCGGCGGCTGCCGGAATTGGGGGGTTCGGCATCTTCGATCTCCAGTAGCTCAGATATTAACTATCGCTATTAACCTAGTTATCAAAACTAGTTTTGTCAAACAGAAATTAGGTGCTATAACTAGCTTTATCGTTTTGAAGGATAGGTTTGATGCTTACGACCGGTAATCAGTTAAAAGCCGCACGGATTCTGGCGGAAATAGAGCAGAAGGAACTCGCCGAAAAAGCCGGCTTGAACGTCAACACGATTCGGAACATGGAGAGTGTGGGAAACCGACCGATCGCCGGCCGTGCAGCAAACGTTCAGGTCGTTCAACGCGTCCTTGAGGAAGAGGGTATTGAATTTCTAAACCACGGTCGCCCGGGGGTCCGTATGATTGGCAAGGATTAATTGTTGGAGCAACGATGATTGAATTTACCAGACAAGTTAGCGAGCTGACGTTGACGTTCGATATAACGCCTGCAGATGACAGATCTCTCGAAGACATTTCCTTCATGTATCTGGTCTCCATGAAATTCGACGGTAAGTTCCCAGACGGCAAAATTTGGAACGCTGTCGAGAAGGAAACCTCGATCTTGGAATTTGTCCTGAAGTTTAATTCATTTGAAAATCTGGATAATGCAGCCGCGCACTGCCGCAGAAATCTCTCAGAGGGCGCAGTTGTAGCAGATTACCGCGGCGCCCTGGATAGAGCCGACCCAAATCGCAGGAACGCCAAGCGTATACTTAGATCCGCTGCCCCCGCAAAGCTTAAGAGAAATTGACCGCATGAGATCAGCCAAGGAACGTGGCAGATCGAACTGAAGGTCAGGTGGAATCCCCGCAGCATACGGCAAAGGTCATGTTGCATCGCCCGGCCACTCTACCACAAGCTTGCCTTCCAGGAGCTCAATAGCTTTCACAAAACGATTGTAGTCCGGCGTCCTGTAGCGCCAGTTTTGATGCGCAAAATAGTCCTTTGTTCTGAACTCCTGATCGAGGTCAGAAAGCGAATAATTAGCCTCGAACAGCTTCGCAAGCACCCCGTCGATCGGCGGATTGCCTGTCGGCTTGAATGGCTTCCTTTTCCGGCGAAATCCATGGTACCGAGCAACTTGCTGAATATTCACCCATTTCGAATGGGGGAACGTCGCGCAAATTTCCGCAATAGTCGCTGCAGGATAAAGCTTGCGAAGCTTTGAAATCTCGGAAGCTGACCAGATATGCTGCGGTTTTTCCCTTAGACCCATATTTCTGCACTGCGCGCGGATAGCAATCCTCGATCGGCCAGGTATTGCCTTTCTGATGGCATCGAAATTCGGCCATTTATCTTCGATGATCTTTCGTTCGTCCTCGGTCCAGAGCTTATCACCGTTCATGGTGTATCCCTCCTTCTTGATCCGATTTCTGACGCGAGCGGCGGAAGCTGCGTTTCGCGCAAAATGAGAAAGCGACATGGCCCACCTCCTAGTGCTCGACCTTCAAAGCACACGACAGGAAAGGCTAATCACAAAGAGGGTTTTCCACCATTTCCACAGCTGATGAGGCTCTATGGGCACTGATCTTGCAAGCCATGCGAGTGGTGATACCGTGTCACGGAAGGCGACAAACTGCAGGAATAGGCAAGCATCGACGAGGGTTAGATGGCAAAGATCATGGTCTACCAAGTCCAACAATACGACATCACTACTGATAATGTGCAGATTTCTCGCAGATGGTGGACAAAGGAGGGTGCCGCGAAATTCTGCTTCCAATTGATCGAAAGTAGCGGCGTCGAAATTGAGGAGCCCGATCTAGAACCAGGGGAGCAGTGGACGCCAATCGGATATGTGCCGAAGGGTAACGGTGACGGAATTCAGCGGCACGTCTTTCCGTGATGCCCGCATGGGAGTGATGCCTTAACGATGCCCGACGCCGCCACCCTCCTCGAGGACGCCGCCGATCGTATTGCCGACGTCTCCCGGCGAAAAACTTCTCGGCCGCGAGCCTCATGCATCCCAGAGGTGCGTTAACGATACATTATGATGCAATTTGACGTGGAACCGAATTCTGCGATTGTTGCACCGGGCGACTGAGGGGTTGCCCGATCTGGAGTTCGATCGCTCGGCGCACCGAAGCAGTGGACTCGCGAAAGAGGTTGGGGCGGATCCATGAAACTACCTGTATTGCTCGCGCTGGCTGCCGGCGCTCTGTCATCGTGTGCGGCGTCAAGCTCGATGCGCACAGCTCAGAACGAAGTCATCATCAAAACACGCGCGGCGCCAATCTGCGGCGACACGGGCGCGATGAAGGTGGCAGCAAAGCAAGCTGCGATCGAGACAATCAAGGCCGGCTATGACCGCTACATCATCGTCGGACAGGCAGGCGCTGATACAACTCGCGTTGTTCAGATGCCCGGTTCCTATACGACGACTGGCACAGCAACGATGTACGGAAATACCGGGTATTACAGCGGCAATACCGTCTACAACCCAGGCCCGACATTCGTGACAGGCGGGCACAATCAGGATCTCGCTGTCCGCATGTTCAAGGAAGGTGAGCCGGGGAGCCACAATGCGCTCTCGGCACGCGAAACGTTAGGGCCGAAATGGGAGCTTATCGTTCGTGACGGTATAAACACCTGCGCAGGATAGCGGGTCGGAGGGGGATTTGCGCACTTTTGTTGTTTGGCTGTTTTATATCTGCGTCGACTTGGCGATTGCTTCAATAGCCACATTGTCGAACGATCAGCAGCCGTTCCTACCATTCCTATTTACACTTGCGGTTTTATGGATCCTGCCACTAGCGATAGGCATCCTGGGGCTCCTGAAATTCTGGATGGCGTACTGGCTGTTCTGGAAAACAAGGATGACCCGCTTCTACAAAGCGGAGATGTATAAATTCAAGTTCCCGGCCAGCCACGGACACTTCGCCTGGAACGAGTATCTCGATTTCGTGATGACAGATTCGGCAAGTGATCAGAAGACGGTGATGAAAGCCGGTTTCTTTTCTGGCGAAATCGAGGGCTTTAGAACAACACGTCCATACACGACGTTCCTCGCAGCTCAGTCCTGCCTTGAGCACGCGATGAATGAATACCAGGCGCCTCCATCGAAGAGCGGACTTTTCAAAGCTGAAAACGATACGAGCAGTGACATTTTATAGGAGTTCTGGCGTGTTATGACCAAGCCCGACGCCGCCACCCTCCTCGAAGACGCCGCCGATCGGATCGCCGATATCTCCCGAGCGGATCTTCAGATCATGCTCCGCCGCGCCGCGCTGCTGTTGCGCAACTCCGGATCGATCGCCTTCGACGACGACGTTGAAGAAGCGCTTCGGGATTTATCGGGCGAGTTCGGCAAGACGCGCAACGATACCGTCCGGTTCATCGTCCGGGAGTGGATGGAGAAGAACACCTATCTGCCGGTGCACGAGCTGGACGAAGATGGCGATGTTGATGGGAATGCCTGAGCCGCGTTACTCTTGATGCGCCCAAGTGCGAACCTGGAACGGAGCATTAGCATGCCAACCCTCGCGCAGATGACCGGATCACTGCACATCCACAATTTCTATATCGGAAAGTTGAAAGCTAAGCAGGAGCAGCTTTTCGAAAGTGACCCTGACCTGGCGATGCTTCTCGATAATGTGTCCGCCATTCTGTCCGAGCACGCAGTGGCGTTGGCCGAAGACATCGCCGACATGGAAGACGACGATACTTGAAAGGCCACCCTCAGCTGCTCGGAAATAATAACCGGCAGAAGGCGGTGATCGATGTTCTTGAACTCTGCGCCCTGGTCGCCAAATATTATGAGGCGCAATTCCGAGGCTAATGAACATGACGAACTATGTAGAAACAAAGCGTTTCCACTGTTCAAACGCTGAAGGTCGAAATTACACTGTCATTGAACAAATACGGACGTCTCAGCAGTCCGTAAGCCCAAGGATCGACTACGTCACTGACGACGGGGAAATCGCGGAGCGCCTTGAAGATGGCAGTTTCCTGCTCCTTTTATCCAACGAGGTAATTCGCGTTTCTTAGGTGGCGTAAGGGTAGCGAAAGAGGCTCTTCTACCTACCCTCGCCTACGGCTCCAGTTGAAAGATTTCGGCATTGTCCTGCTCCTCCCTCAGTCCCTTATATGAGGGATGGCGCAGCTTCCCGTCATGTGTCCAAGCTCTGTATTCGATCTCAGCGACGAGTTTCGGTTTGATCCAGATCAGGTCCTTGCGCCGGCCGGTATATCTCACCGCTGGCGCTGCCACCTTGATCTTGTCCATCGCAGCGCGAAGCTCCATTGCCTGGTTGGCCTTGAAGCCGGTTCCGACCGATCCGACATAGACAAACTGGCCGGCTTTCCGAGCCGCAAGCAGCAGCGCGCGGATATTCCCAAATGCCGAGCTGGACCTCTGGTAGCCGACGATGGCGAAGCCGCCGCTCTGGATGCATTTGATCTTCTGCCATTCGCCACCGCGCCCGCCGTGATATGTGCTGTTCCGGTCTTTCGCTATAATGCCTTCAAGCCCATGCTCGCAGGCGATCCGGAAGAGTGTGTCTCCATCAGCTTCGATCTCCTCGGAGAGACGAATGGCCTCCTCCCCGCCGGGCGGCACTATCCCCTCGAGGAGATGGCGCCGGGCGGTGAGCTCTGTCCCGGTGAGGTCGTGGCCGTCGAGGTAGAGCAAATCGAAGGCCATCAGGACCGATTCCCACGATGTCCGCTTGCCACCCTTGCCGCCAAGCGACTGCTGAAGCTTGCCGAAATCCGATCGGCCCAGCTCGTCAAACACGACGGCCTCGCCATCCAATATTGCTGTTGAGACGGGAAGGCGTTTTGCCGCGGCGGCAATGGCAGGAAAACGGTCTGTCCAGTCATGACCGCCACTCGTCAGAATTCTCACACCCTTCGGCTCGATGTGAACGGCCAATCGGTAGCCATCCCATTTGACCTCGAACTCCCATTGCCGACCCTTCGGCGGCCGCGGCTTCAGCAGCGCAAGGCACGGATCGATGCGCGCCGGCATCGGGTCGAGGGTGAGCTGATGCTGAGCTGGGTCACGCTTCTTACGCGGGCGGCTGCGGATCGGCGCTTCGGCGTCACCGAGCAGCGGCTTTGAAGGCTTGCGAGGCGGCTTTGTCATGCCGTTACTTCAGCAGCAAGGACTTAAAAAGCAATTTACCAAGAATGATTAACGACTTGAAATCCCTACGTGCGGGGCCGACGGGCGCTCACACGTGGATTGCGGAATACGGCGAAGCTGGATGGCTCTTAGTGACCGTTCATGATATGCGGCCAGAATCAAACTAGAGGATAGCCGTGGGATGATGGAAAGCGACCGACTGGTGGTGCTGGACAGTTGGAGGGGCATAGCCGCACTGGCAGTTGTTTGTTTTCATTTCCGGAAGACTGCAGGTCTTAGCGGAATAGCTTTGTTCAACGGGATGTATATGTTCGTTGATTTCTTCTTCGTCCTCAGCGGGTTCGTTATCTGCGCGGCATATTCGAAGAAGCTCTCAGAGGGATATAGTGTCAGCCGTTTCATGTGGCTTCGCTTCGGGCGCGTCTACCCACTCCATCTCGCCGTCCTGATTGCGTTTATCCTTCTGCAGGTCACGGTTGTGTACCCGAATACAGGCGATTGGTTCCCGGCACCCTATCAGAGCTGGGATACGATTGGAGCCAACCTCCTATTGATACACAGCCTGAATGTCATCGATTCACTGACTTGGAATTTGCCAAGCTGGAGTATCAGCGTCGAATTTTACACATACCTCATCTTCGCGCTGGCCGTGGTCTTTTCCGGTCGGCTATTCGTCCCCCTTTGTTGCGTGGCGGCGATAGTTGCTCCGCTTTTTCTCTTGCTGCTGAACAATGGAAAGTATCTCGACGCGACCTCTACCAATGGCATCGTTCGATGCGTCTATGGTTTCGCGATCGGCTGCATTCTTCAAGCTTTGTATCGCCGCACACACAGAGTGCAGGAAGCCATCGCCAGCAATATCTGGACAGCTACAACGCTGGAGATAGTAGTCGTCGGATTGTCAGCGATTTTCCTTTGCGCGGCCGGGTCCAACGTTCTGTCACTCGCGGCGCCTCTAGTCTTTGCTATCTCGATATTCGTATTCGCGGCCGAAGGCGGCCTAATCAGCAAAGCTCTCCGACTGAAACCCTTCGTTTTCCTAGGTAGCATTTCGTATTCGGTCTATATGGTTCACATGTTAGTGCTGATGTGGTGGCTGTCCTTCTTCCGAGGTGTGGCGCACAAGCTCGGAGGCGCTGATTTTTACCAAACGATGTCTCAGGTTCTGCGCGATTACATATTCCTACGCGAAGAAAATTACACCGGCTTGGCCCTTTTGCTGCTGATGGTCGTTGCTGTAAGCGCCGTCACATACAGGCTGATTGAAGAGCCTTGTCGAAGAGCTTCGCGAACGGCCCGTCTGTTTACTCCACAGACCACCGCCACTAATGCCCTCTGAGTAAGGTGGCTATTGACTCGGCCGCGCGCGAGAACATAATAAGAACATCGGCGATGCGGCCGCCAATCTGAAAACTGAGTATGGAGCACGGATATGCGCGAGCAGCCGATCGGCGAAGCCATGATTGATGATGAGATTGCGGAGGTGCTTGCCTATCACCGAGGTGACGCGCACGCGGCGATAGAAACTCTTCTGGCGGACATACGTCACCTTCGCTGGCAGTTGGTGCTGACCGAAGGCGCTATGGGCCGAGGCATCACGCGCGGGTGGCGCCCGAGCTACGAGCGAGACTGATATGCTTGACCGTCCCCAACCAAAAGTTACCTTCGATGTGGCATTTAACGACTGGTGGCGGTCGCAGCCGGGCTCTTTCCGAGACAGCGTGAGCCCGTCGACTGCGCGCGCCTGCTTTCGCGCAGGATATACCGCCGGCAAGCACGCCTCCGAGCGCCGTTTCGTCTTCAGAGCTGGCCGCATGCAGATTACGGTCTGGGCGACCGGCGCCATGGAAGCCAAGAGAAAAGCCGAAACTGAAGCTGATTTTCGCGCGGCTAAGAACGGATGGCCGAAGCCGAAAGCGGGCTGGCAACTCCAGGAGGTCAAATGAGCGACATCGACAGGTGTCCGAGGGCCCCAGACCTCTACGTCCATTATTGCGAGCACCAAGACTGCGATAATTGGGGAAGCTGGGGAAATAGCCCATCGGCCGCCGTGGCGACACGATGGTGGTGCTTTGAGCATTTCCCGCATAGATCTTTCGAACAGGAGCAGGCGCTGAGACGAAAGCTCGAGGCTGCGGAGGGTGGAACGACCGTTCAATGATTGCTGGATTGATACTATGCGCCTCGCTGACGGCCGTCGACGGCGACACGGTCAAGTGCGACGGGCAGAACTTGCGACTGCTGGGGGAAGGTGTTCCTTTCGTCTCCGGCATCGACACGCCGGAGGTAGGATCGCACGCGAAGTGCATGAAGGAACGGAAGCTGGCGCTGATCGCCAAGGGCAGGCTGAAAGAGATGCTGGCTGAAAAAGGTTTGCGGGTGATGTTCAGCGGCGCAGTCGACAAGACGCCATCGCACCGGCCGCTGGTAAACATCTATCGAATGAACGGGGAAGAGATCGGGAAGAAGCTGCTTACGGAAGGATTCGCTCGAAGCTGGAGTTCGAAGCAGCGCAACGACTGGTGCGATTAAGCCAACGGCTCAGGGCCCTGCTTCAGGCTTCAATATCTTCCACTTCTCCGTCTGACTTTTCCGCAACTGCTCCAGCGCCCTTGGTTATCGCGTTGGTGGGGTCAACACCACGTCCGAGGCGATCGAGGAACAATGGAGCGCTCGCGCCCATATAAAGAGCAGTCGTGGGATTTGCAGCCTCTAGGAACGTCGGGATGGCGCCCGCGGCTAGCGCCATCAGCAGCCGGATACACAAATAAAAAGGCTGCTTGTAGCGCTCTGGGCATCGGCCATCCAGATCCTGAGTGGACTTCCAGGCGGCGCCGATTTCGACGAAAATGCTGCCAAGAAACCCCATACTAAAGGTAGACAACTCGCCAATCAAAGGAAGAGATATGCTTGTCACCCTATGCGTGTCTCGAATCCCGCATATCGCGCGCAGACTTGCCGCCCATACGCAGATAGGAGATGTAGGGGTTGAGAGACCGCGCAAGCCGCGTCGCTCGTTCGCTTTCGTGACGACGGCGAAGAATGATCAGCGCCGCGTTCAACCCGACGAGTGCAACCGAAATGCTTACCCATGCCAAGAAAGCAAGGTTCACAAATTTTGCCAAAACATCCATAGGATCTAAACCCCGTTCACGGGCACATTATCGCCATAGGATCTTAACGTTCGTTGAACGATAATGTTGCTCCTCCCACAACTTCGTGTCGCAAGTAGACGGCTTGTTGTCAAGCTACACATCTGGGTAATACCCGTGTCTTGCGCGTGGCATGCGCTCAATTAACGCATATATTGTCCACCATCAGCCCGACTTCAACGGCTTTCGGAATGAATCGTGGGATACTTACTGCTGCGACCTACCTCTCTCAGAATCGCGGCTGTTTTGATCCCTGCCCTACCGGTGCAAATATTTCATCACCTGATCAAATACGCCGGCAAGGCTGACACCAAGTGCAGTGCCGCCCACCCCGACAATCCCGAGAGCGCCGAGACCCATCAGCTTCCATCTGCGCACGTCATCGGTCACCGGCCGCATTTCTGAAATATCCTCCTGAACCGCAGCGACATTGCCTTCCACCTTCCCGACCCTGTCGACAAGCTGATCAAGCCTTCCGTGCATCTGCGACCGGCTCGTGTCGGATTTGATTTCCGATTGCCGGAAAGCATCCCGGAGATTGCGGACCTCTGCGAGGAGTTCTCCCATCTGCTGGTGCAGGCGCGGGTCGAAGTCGGATGGGTTCATGCTTATGCCTCTGGTTTAGGGGTAGAATTTCAGCTTCTCGGATTGCGGGATCCGGCTCACGGTTCTGAGGACATGATAGAGCGCGGGGTGAATGAAGTCCGCCGCCGTGTAGGCATGCCCCATCAGCAACGCATTATCCTGCACGTTGGTAGCAAGGACTTCGGCGACCCTGAAATCAGCCGTGCCGTCGCCATAGTCGGTCTTTTTCTCGACCAGCGTCCGGCTTGTAAATAATCCGGGCTGGTATTCAAACATGACGCGCGCGCCCTGCGGTATGCTTGAGGGAACCCGCATGGTGTCCCAGGTCGTTACGCCGTCTTGGTTGCCTGGATGCCCTGTTATATTACCCAAAGGGAAGGTCTCAGCGGCGGGCGGTTTAGTCGGATCAACGTCCGACATAAACGCCGGGAACACGTCTATGGTCTTGTTGTAAGCCGCGCTCGCCAGCACAAGCGCATTTGCCGCTGCCAACACCGTGCTCCATTGTGCTGTCACGGTATACGCCGCCACGGTTCTCCCGGAGTCACCCGAGCCAACGGTAGGCCACATGGTCACGCCGACGATATGCGTTCCAGCGCCGTAACGTCCGCGCACGCGCGTTCCGGGAAGAGCTGTCTTGGCGGCCGCCCAGGTCGACGCTACGGTGGCGTTAGTGTCGTTTCGACCTGACCAGTCAAGGACAAATGTCCATATCGGTTTGCCACCGTTGAACGTCGTGGCGATAGCGTCGATCATGTCCCAACGCTTGAGTGCATTGGTTGCCAGCTCTTGCGCCGACTTTGAGCCTGGCACACCCATTACCAGCGGGATAATGCTACCCTGCGCAGAATCGCGTTGGTCGAGCCAGCGCCGGCCGACACCCAAATTGCGCCGCTCGTCCGCAGAAGCGGCAATCTCCTGCCGTTCAAGCAAGCTGTCGGCCAGGACCAGAGGAACCGGCCGGCCGTCCCATCCCTTTGCAAGGACCATGCAAGGGCCGTAGGCCATCTGCTGAGAGTTGGTGGCGTTACCGACCGTGTTGTAAAGCGTATCACTGTCGAGCGCCGCCGTAGAAGGCCCATTGGCCGCCGCCAGGGCGCGAATAGACGTCAGGTCGGCCGCGCCCCAATATTTCTCTCCCCGGTGGCGCTGGCAGCGATAGGCGGCGGCAAAGGTATTCCCGACCGTGCCGTGATAGACGGTGCGAACGCCGAAGATAGACCAGGCCGGCAGAGCCGAGGGCAGCGTGACTTGACCGTAAACAATGCCGGTCGCCGCGGTGACCGTCGCGGCAGCAACACCGCTGAACAAGATCGGGTATTCCGTGCCATCTGGATGGATGAAGAACACTTCATCAATCAGCATATCGGCGTTGGGCGACTGCGTTTCTTGCGGCGCGTTCCCACCTTCGGTCAGCGCAAAGCCGACAAATGGGATAAGAAAATCATTCGTCGGATAGTCCGGTGAACCAAAGAACAGCTTGGAGCACTGGTAGTTTAGCCCCGTCTGATAGGTCCAAGGCGTCGTTGTGCTGCCTGTGGGCCAGCGTGTGCCGGTCGCCGCCGGCATGTACCGATTGGGATCAGGAACCCATGTCGGATGTCCGGCTCCACTTGGAAGCGTGTTCATGCTCGACCAGTTGGCAACACCAGCTGATGCGGCATATGCGGCCATAGCGCCGTTCAGTTCGGTGTAGCTTGTCCCCAGCGCATAGTTGATCCATGCCAGAAGACGCCCATTGAAGCCGCCAACATTCGGGATTCCCACCATATCAAAGAGCGCCGACCAGTCGCCTTCGTAGCTAAGTGATGTGCCGGTGAAACTGCGAACTGCAGCCTGCCGGTCGCCCTGTGCGCTCGTCATCGTGTCTTGCCTCGCATTTGTTGCTACTTGCGGCAGGCCGTATCCTGACGGCATTGCTGATTGTTGGAAGCGATGGCTGGCCCGGCGGTCGGATCTTGCGAAGCCAGGAAAGCCGTCTTGGGATCGGAGAAGCGGGTAAACTGGTAGCCGCTACCGTTGATCGCATTGGTCTGCTGGCAGCCCGCTATCGCGCATGAACACGCGGCAACGCTCGAAAGCAGGAAGATTCCTGAAATTCGCATTGTTCTTCTCCAGGGTGTTGATGCGATCGAGCGCTTCCTTGGCCGCCTTGATCTGCTGAGCCTGACGCTCGTCGCGAGCACCGATCCATTTGACCGGGTAGAAAGCTGCGGCGGCGCCGAGGACGAGCCCGAGCGCCAGGACGGCCGGGAGTTTGAGACTGTCGGGGATGAACCTGCTGATGACTTCCATCAGTTTTTCACCCGATCCCAGACATACAGGCCGATACCAGCGATGCAGGCGAGGACGAGCACACCGGCAAGCGCATAGGCGAGCGGTCCATCATGGGGGACGAACTGGAGCGCTCCCGTAGACGAGACAGCGGTGATCGTGCTGACGACCTTGCCGTTGATAAGAGGGGCGCGCTGCGGCAGCGCTGGCGTGCCGCTGGATTGAATATAGCCGCCCTTGGCCCACAAACCGGCCTCTGCCGCCCTACGGTTCACCAGGCCGTTGCTGACGACCTTCTTGCCGTCGATCGTCGTCTTGTTCCACTTTGCCAACTCGCCAGGCACGGCGGCGTAGTTGCCGGCGTTCAGTTTCTTCAGCAGCGTCGACGACTTGAAGGCTCCGATACCGGCATTGAAGGCGAACATGACGAGGGCGCCGAACTGGTTATCGGTCAGATCGACCTTCACCGATGTTGCAACGGCGCGCTCGCAGGGATCGAGGTCACTGCGGAGCCAGACGAGCGCCTGGTCTTCGGAGATGTCGGGGGCACCCGGATAAACGGCCGGCCCGGTATGGCCGTAGCCTTGCGTCGCCGTGCCGCGGATCTTCATCCCCGGCCGCAGCCGCGTCTTCTTCAGGCCAGGCTTGGGATCAGCATCGTCATATACGAAAGGAATGAAGAACTCCCACTGCTTGAGCGCAGTTTCGGTCGTGGCGTTGACTTGTCGCGCCATTGGGCATGCTCCAAATTGTGAGGGTGATCGTTACGACCGGCGCTTCGGGCCGATCTGGAAAGCGTAATGGTGGTTGCGGCCGTCGTAGGCCTTGTTCACCCAGCCGAACCAGAGCTTGAGGTAGAAGCCGCCGATGAGCGGCTGATCACGCTTGAAGCAGAAGAACCGGACGCCCTTGGCCGTCTCCATGACGTACCACTGATTTTTAGGAGATACGGTGATCTGCTGTTTAATGATGACCGTCCCGGCCGCTGGCACGCCGAGGAGCCGCGATTGCCAGCCATGGGCGGGATTGCGACAGATCCAGCACGTCCGCTGCCACCAGAGACGCGCGCCTGTGAGGGCATCTTCGTAACCCCTCACCCGTTGCGCCACACCACCGTCAAGATCAGCGTCCAGCGTAGAGAACCATTGCAGAACGCCGGGGAGCCGCGGACCCGTTAAAAGTGACAGCGCCGCGAGTCCAGGCGCCAGCAGATAGGACAGCAGCACGAACGCGAGGTTCGCCGGCAAGTAGGCGAGATAGCGGAGGATCGACGCTGTCACAGTTGCGCAGCCGCTGCGAAGAACTCGTCGATTTGCGGCGCCGTGAATCCCATTGCGACAAACCCGGCGGTCATCATCGGGCTGTCTTTGACGAACGTTCCGGAAAACTCGTACGCAATCCGCACCTCTCGAGACTGTTGCGCCACCCAGTCGTCGACGGCATCGAGCAAGCCCGCCGACAGGAGCTGCAGCTTGAACTGGCGCGACGACACTGACGTGATGACGGCCAACGGACTGAGGAAGGCGAGGAGCTCGCCATCATCATCGGCAATTTCTTCAGAAATATCTGCCTGCCGGTTGTCTGACGCGGCGACGATATGACCGTTTTCTCTTCGGATAAACATGGCTTTATGCTCCGATGCGAGGGATCTGGTAGTCACGCCAGCCAACCGTTTGGAACGTGTTGGCATTTGCTGCCGGCGCGGGAGACAGGATCAGTCCAACATTCACCTGCGCTGAGGTATTGGTGAATTGCTCAACAACAGCTCGAAGGCGCGAGCTACCATTCGATCCGTAGTTCTCGATGAATTGGGTGACATTTGCATTGAGGCCATCAGCGATTTCCATGATGACATCTGTGCCAGTTGCGTTGGTGCTTATGAACGTCTGGAATAGCCCCAGCACTCGCCGACCTGTCGGCAGCGTACACGTCAATAAAGATGTGGTCCGGTTGGCGGTTGTGGACAGGTCATTTGGGAATGAGCTGACATTCCATCGGAAATAGTTGCCGTCTTGCACGAAGCGAATGATGTTGCCGGCGCTGTCGGTGAGGATCATTCCGATGTCCAGGCCATTGGGAGCTACAACCGTGTAGCCCGCTGGGACCGTGACGCCGCCGGAGCTGGTGGAAATGGAAAAGACGAAATCGGCCGTACCATCCGCGGTCTTGCGCAAGGGCCAAATGCGGTAGGTCGTGTTTGCGGCCTTTGTGCCTGTATCAAGCCCCCCATTCCCCGAGCCAGCAGCCCATGAAGCATCGAGTCTCTTCGTGAGCGTCGAACCGCTTGAGACAAAAGCCGAGCCAGACCGAAAGGAGCCGGCTGCTATGTCTATATGTGTATTCGGGGTCCCCGCGTTGTTTGACAGAATGCCGCCGATCACGAAGCTCCCCACAGCCGAGGCATCGGCCTTTGCATCGAGCCTCGCGATCAGCTTATCGGTAAAGAACGCCGAACCGGTGCAATAGATCGTAGCTGAATAGCCATTCCTCACGATCAGTGTTGATGCGCCGTCGATTGTTTCTGAACCGCTCGGATCAATCGTCACGTCGCCGCCATCCGCCAGGACGACATAGTGCCAGTTGGCGCCAAGTGTTGCCGCTGCGGTCAGTGTGAGCGTGGCGCTGGCCGTAAAGCGATGAACGGCATTGTCATCTGACGCAAGCGCAGTGTAATCGCCTGCTTTAGCCGCGTAGACCATGCCTTTCTCAAAGGTGACATCAACGCCGTTCTGCGTGAAGCCAAGCAGACCGCTGCCCTTGAGATAGACGCCGGTCTGAGGATTCGAAGCGAAGCCGAAGCCTGGCGCCGAAGCCGTGCCGCTTGCAGCTTTGAGTGGCGCGACCATCGGCGCCGAGCCGTCACGAGGCAGAGAGTTGGTGATCTCGTTGCCGAGGTCGGAAGTCAACTGGTTCCACGGCGCCGGGTCGATGATCTGACCGACAGATGGCGTCGTGCCGGCGGGCTTTGAATAAATGCCGGTGGATGGATTTCTGGGCATTCACCATCTCCAAAAGAAACAGCCCCGCGAATTGCGAGGCCGAAGAGGCTGTAGTATTGGTTGTGACATGATCCGAGTTCTGCAAATCGGCTGTATCATCGCGACGACTGCGTTGCTTTACGCGGTCGCGTCGGGCGTCGACGCGCTTAGATATGTCGTTGGTGACGACTTCAGAGGCGGCGTTATCGTCGGAGTCCTGTTCGTTATCGCCCTCTATTTGGTCATTTGCTGGATCGACCCCTCATCGCGTCCTCGCGGTTCCGGCGTTCAGAAGCAGGGCTTTGACGACCGGATCCACTAACGCGGGTGTCGTTCCCATCCCCTGCGCTTTTACCAACCCCTCGACCAGCTTTTCCCGTTGTTCGCCGATAAGAGCCTGCGCCAGGCTCTGGCGGGTGACGTTTCCGGTATTGCTCGATATCAACGCCTTCACGATGTCGTCAGCCTTATCGATCGCGGCCGATCGAGCTGCACCGAGGAATCCGCCGGCCTTGAAAGCCTCCTTCACACCAAAACTACCAGCGCCGCCTCCCAGCTCGTTCTGGGCTGCAATTCGCGCCGCGGTTTCGCTGTTGCGGGTCACAGTGTTAACCGTGTCGGCATAAATGCGCTCGTTTTCGAGTACCTTGAACAACTGGTCGGCCTTCTCCGGCCCGAAGAGGGTGGAGAGACGCGCGCGGTTCCAATCGCCCTCCCCTTTGATCAGCTTGTTCATGGCAGCGATGTCGTTCGAATTGGTGCCGACTATGCGGTCGATCTCGGCGCGGGCACCCTGTGATAGACGCAGCGGGGCCGCAGACGGTCCAATCTGCATCCCCTGCGGCTGAACGCCCTGCTCGACCTCTGCGGCCAATTCGGAGGGGCGCGGCGCTGTGCGTCCACTGTCGAGAACCTGCTGACCGCGTGTCAGAGCTTCGTCCTGGCGGGCGAGTTCCGAAAAGCCTGCGTCGAGCTCCTTGATGCGAGGAACGGCACGGGTAAGGCCGTCATCGAGCATCTGGCGGGCTTCCATCAGGGTGGCAATGGCCTTCGGGTCAATTTCGGTCTTCAGCAGGCCATCGATCGCCTGGCGCGTCTGAAACATGACGCCCGGATCTGTGGAAAGGACGTTCGAATTCGCAACGTTCAGCATGTCGCGAACCTGCCGTAACCGGGCCTGAGCTGGGCCGCGAAGACGGCTGATATCAGCTTCCATTGCTTCGGCTATCGGCGCCATGTCGTAAGGGCGGGCTCCCCTGAAGACCTCGCGATAGAGAGGGCTGAACGAATCCTGATTGGCTTCAATTCCGGCCCTGACTTCCGAGGGAACAACATTCGGTCCCATAGTCTCATCGATGGTTTGACCAATGCGAGCGTTTGCGCCGGCCTGGCGATCGGTGAGCGCGTTCCGAATCGTCGCCTGTGCCTCTCCTGGGGTTGCCGCGAGCGCGCCGGCCTGCTTCTGAAGGTTCGGGCCCAGATCCGCCGGAATAGCCTCGGGACCCATTTCCTTCAGCCTGCGCGGAAGCGTAGATGCGTCAAGACCGTCATCGGTGACCGCGCGCCTGAAGTAGGCGAAGGCCTGCGGGTCCATTCCGGCGACTTTGGCAGCCGTGCGTGCGCGAAGTGCATCGACTAGCGACCTGGCGCCAGCGCCGATGGCTTTGCCGGCAATGGGGCCACCTAGTCCAAACAGGCCACCCCAATACGCGCCGTCTCTGATCGCTGTTGGATCTCCATCATGTCGAACAGCCGCGTCTGCGCCACCAATTCCGGCACCGGTTAACCCAGAGATACCCGAACGCAGGACCAAACTCCCGCCGCCCGCTCCGAATGCAGCCGGGGCAGCCATGATTGCCGGGATGGTCCCGGCAACTGCCCCGGTTATCTGAGCCCCCTTATCTACATACGGGTTCGCTTCTTTTTCAGCTCTGTTGGCTTCACGGACGCGGTCCATGACCTGATCATAGGTCTCGTCCGAAAATGCGGCGAGTGTTGCCGCTGCGGCCCGCTCGGTCCCGCCTCGAATGAGCGGCCCCACGATCGGAATACCCTCGATAAGTCCGCCTACGCCTGTCCTGGCGACCGAAAGGGCATCGTCTGCCGGCAGCCCATGCCGATCAACCGCCGGCTTCTTCTGAGCCCGCTCGGCCTCAAGCTTGGCGGCGAGATCAGAATAGATGCGAGGCAGCTCTTCGCCGGTCTGAGCAGGCGCAGCAGCCGAAGTCTGTGATGTGATAGCAACGCCATCTGCGCCGGGCGACGCTTCCGGCTGCTTCTGAAGCCTCAGACGCGCGGCCGCGATTGCCAGTGCCCGCTGCTGTTCCGGTGTCATTTCTGCCATAGCTTGCGCTCCGCTGGCGTCATTGCGCCCCATACATCTTCGGGAACACCTTCAGGGGCCGGGCCGATGTCTGCCGTTGGCGCGGATCCGGGGGGCTGGACCAGGTCCGGGACCGCCGCAATATCCCCCAGAGTCGGGAGAATATCCGCTTCGTTCATACCACGCCGGCCGATGATGCCCCGATATTGCGAGATGTCGTTATCGAGCGCTCCACGATAAGCAATCATGCGGCTGCGCGCTTCGCCGAGGATCGCCTTCCTTGTGTCGGGCTCAAGCCGGGAACCGCCGGTGACGCTGTCATATGCACCTTTAAGCCAGTCCGGCCACGACGAAGTGTTCTGCACCATCGTCATTTCGCCTTCGCGAACGACCGAGTTCGGGTCCATGATCTTGCCGAGTCCGTAGATCAGGTTCAGGTCGGATGCCTTCGAGTCCGTCTTAGCGGTGTCGATCATCGACGAGTAGGAAGGAAGCGCCTGCTGATAGCTCTTATAGGTCGGGAGGTTCTGGATCTCCTTGCGGAGGTTCGACACGTCTTCCGGCTTGTAACCGGTGCCTTGGTAGACGACGCGATCCTGGCCTGGGCTGAAGAGCGTTTCGCCGGGCTGAACAACGACAGGCTTGTTCCTTTCGAAATCGGACTTCTGCCGCTCGAGATCAATGTTCGCTTGTTCTGCTGCTGTGAGCGTGCTGCGATTTTGCTGCTCCTGGCGGAATTTCTCGCGCTCGAAATCAAGCTTCGCCTGATCGGCCTGCGACATTTCCGAGCGATAAACGGGCGTAAGCGTGCCGCTGCGAGGATCGGATCGCAGCACCGTACCGTCGGGCAACACCTGGAACCCGTATTCCGTCGGTTTTGTCAGAGCTTGCAGAGACTGCGCCGCCAGCGCCTTCACCTGCGGCGATGCGTTCGGGTTCAAGATCGCCTGCACCAGCGCCTGAGCGCGTGGGTTCGCCAGCGGGTCCGGCGCCTGCTGCGGGGCATTGTCCAGTGCCTGGGCAAGGCGGACCGGTGCGGGCTGCCGCGGTTGGGGCTGACCAGCGGGGACACCGGCAACGGGAGGAGTTGGACCGACATCTCGGCTTGGCAGAGGCGGCAACACAGCTTGAGCACCGGCCTGCGGCGGGAAGACATGGGCGGGATCGGAGGCGCGCATCTGGCCGGCTGCTCCAGGCATGGGAATGCCAATTGAGGGATCCAGACTTGCGACTTCGCCTGCAGCCGTGGGCGGCGGGTTGACCGGCGCCGTCTGCATCGATGAACTGAGAGGTACAGCCGGCGAAGGTGCGGCGCTCGCGGCCTGCTGCGGCGGCACCGCGCCGATACCCATCATACCGGTGATGCCCTCGGCCTTCGCACCCATCCATGGGCCCCAGCCGTGTTTGCGCGCCCAATCGAGCGCGAAGTCCACCTGGTGCTTCCACGTCGACGGGTCCCTGGCATGGAGACCGGTTGCCTTCGTGAACTCGTCGCCCAGCCCTGCGTTCGGCATCGATTTCGACATACCGGCATAGTGAAGCTGGAAGGGGCCAAATGAAGAGCCCTCGTCCCCGCCCCGATCAGGCTGCGAAGGATCGAAGACGTTCAAGCCCTCATGACCGGCAACGCGAAGGGAATAGTTTGGATCAATACCTCTGGCGATCGATGCCTGGCGAATGTATTCCGCCACCTCAGGATTACCGCCAGGTTTGAAGGGTGTTGCAGGGATGTTACCCGTAGCGTCCACCTTCGGCATGGTCGAGCCGGTAGCGCCCGAGTTGGTTGGCTTATCAGCACCAAACAGCGACGACAGAAAGCCCTTGGGCTGCTCAGGCGGCGTATAAGGCTGACCGGTAATGGCTGCGATCACCTGAGCATCGGCCGCGCGCTGCTGGTTAGCCTGGTTGCGAATGGCGAGGCCACCCATAAGCGCCTGGGCCATGCGCGCCGCGCCCTCCCATGGGGACTGGATCGGGCTCGTGTCCGTGCCTTGCTGCAGCATGGCCGCAGCGAGGCGCTTGCGAGCGTCTGTGATGTCCGCCTGCGTCTGGCCTGTATCACCGCCGAAGATGAAGCCCATCACAGAACTCCCGCGTAATTGACCATCTTGAAACCGCCAGGGCCAACGGCGACGGCGCCGGGAGTGACTGCTTCGACCTCATCGGCCATCAAGCCCACCTGCCGGCCGCCGCCCCAGATATATTCGTATTCGTAGACCGGGAGCCCGGACGCTGTTTCGCCGATCCGGAGAACGGCACGCTTCAGCCGGCGATCGGACATCGCCCAGCCGCCGAGCAGCGCCGAGCCGAGGCCGAACAAGCCGCCCATGGCCGCATTCGACTTGGCTACCTGCTGGTTATATGCGCCCATCTGTTGGTTATAGTTCTCGTTGATTAGGCCTGCTTGGTCGACGGTCGGTAGCTGCGTCGTTGGCGAGTTCACGTAATTCGGCTGATTCACCTGCGAGCCGGACATCAACGCAGAAATCTCGTTCAGCGGCTGGTTTCGCTCCGTCAGGATGGAATTCTGAGCATTGGAGTACATGTCGCCGAGATACTGATCGAATGCCGCCTGCTTGCGCGTTGTAAAGTCCCGCATGGCGTTGTTGTAGGCCTCAGAGCCCATCGTCACGCCCTTGTCGGCAAGGCTCTGTTCCAAGCTCGCCTGATCGCGATCCCACTGATTGTTGAAGCCGGATTGCCAATGGTCGTTGACGTATTTGTCGACGTTCCCAGAGCTGAGATCGACGTTTGTGTCGAGGATGCCGGAGATTTTGCCCGTCTGCGAATTCGCCAGTTTCGCCAGCCCGAGCTGCGTCTGTTGCGTCTGGTCATAGATTGCTTGGTTCTCGGGCGAATAGCTCTGGTAGGCCGAATAGGTCGGCAGCTGATACGTCTTGCCGTTCTGGTCGGTCATCGTCGTATGGCCGGTGACCTTGTACTCCAGCGAGCCGTCGGGCGTGTACTGGTTGGTATGGCTGAGACCAGCGTTCGCAATGGCAGTGTCGACGTTCGTCGCGGTCTGCGCCGCCGCGGTCTGCGTGGGATCGGGCGCTTTCGGCGCCTTAGGCGTTGAGACCATAGGGGAAGTCCTCTTTCAAGATTCCATAGAGCAGCGCATCGCAGTCGCCGAAGTAAGACCGCTGCCGGCCTTCCAGACGTGCGCCCAGCCTGTCGAGCGCCCTCTGAGCCTGCACGTTGTCGGCACGTGTTTTGAACGTTGCACGGCTGCAGCCCAGCTGCTCGACGACGTATCGGAAAGCGGCTCTCATCAGGGTGACGGACAGCCGATCGGCGGCGAGCGAAACCTCAATGTCGTGAACTGTCCAGACATTGAACACATAGCCCGCAATGATCCGGCCGCGGTCGACATGCGCCAGCGCAGTATAGGGCGGCTCGAAGGACACCCCAATCTTGGCTCCTACCCAGGCGGCGATATCGCCCCGTGGCTCCGAGACGATCAAAGCGGCGCACCCTTCTCGTAAAGCACCTCCCCGCCGACGACCGCGGCTTCAGAGATCGAAGCCGATGAGCCGGAGATCAGAGCGCGCACGGTCGGCGCAAGTGCCGCACCAAACGCGCCGGCGGAGGCGAATTTCCTCGAAAGGATCGTTCCTGGACACTTCGACACGCCCCAGACGGCCGTTCCCCACCTGGCCGCCGCGCTGTTCTCCACGGAGGATAGAAGCGCGGTCGGGATCATTGTCTGATAGTCCACCGAAATCCCGGCATACATCAGTGTCGAGACACCGATCTGCGCCGTCACGCCGATCAACTTGGAAAACTTCGTTGCCAGGCCATCGCCATATCGGTTCCAGGCTCCGACCATAAGAGCGTCGATCGCTGTTCCGTTGTCGCTGGCGCCGGCCTCGGCCTCGTAAACCGTGCCGTCGCTCGAGCCGAAGAACAGCCGGTCCTGCCATGTCGCCCAACATGATGACGGGATGCCGACGAAGCGGCACCAGGCGCCGGTCTCGGTGTTCATGACGTACTGATAAGGCCCGAACGATGATGGGAGGTTGACGATTGCCATCTGGCGCTTCGGGAAGCTCGATAGCTGCCATTCATCCGACGTCGTGCCGATCGCTCCCACTGTCTCGCGCCATGTCGGCCCGATCTTCGCGGTGATGGCGCCGAGGCTCGTTGCGCCGCGATCGAGTTGGACGGCCTTGGTAATCGGAACGATCCCATCCGTCGTCATGATCGCGAGATCGGCGCCAACGGGCAGCATGCACCTGTCCGTGCCGAGCGGCCGGCCGAGTTTGAAGGTACCTAGAAGGCCCCAGTTGGTCGTGCTGGACGGATCAGACCCTTGATAGACGATCACCTCGCCCTCAGACGACATCAGGACAAGGCATTGCTGCAGGCCCGTCGAAACCGGAATGGTCCAGACGTTGATCGCCACCAGCGTGCCGCCGTATTTCATGTTGCCGCCGACGGGCAGCACTGTGGCGGCGCCACTGACGGCATCGGTGGCGAGGTACCAGACGTTAGTCGAGTTCTTCTCGATGAACCACAGCCGGGATCTGTAGGCCGTCACTGCGATCAGCAACGACGAATCCGAGATGCCGGTGATCATCGTCGAAGCGACATATGCGGTTGCTGTCGATCCCCTCTCAAGCTGTGCGTTCGTAACCGTGCCCGCCACAGTGAGCGTCAGAGTGCCGGCGGCGGGCGTAAAGGTGAGCGTGACACGGTTGCCGACGCCGGTCCCGTTCAGGACGCCAGCATATGCGCCGGACAGCGTGATTGAGCCGGTGCCAAAGAAACTCAGCGTGTACGGCACATTCTTGACCGCAACGTTCTGTGTTACCGGGGCAGCGCTCCCGACGATGTAATTATTCGTCCACGAAGTACCGTTGAAGAGCAGCGGCGTGTCGAGGCCATTCACCAGTCGCAGATACTCCTGCCCTGCCGGGTTCGTGTACAGCTGCGCCGACCAATGGGCACTTGACTGACCAGACACCACGGCAGCGCCGACAGCGCCGCCGGCCGTGATGTCGAATATTTTGTCACCCGCTGCAGCGAAGAGGCGATTGCTCACCCCCGAATATGGAATGACTGTTTTGACGTCGGCGCCAAGGCCTGTGGCGAAGGCGAGATATCCATAGCGGGCGCGGACCCGGTTGGCCTCCGGGAAGAAGTTGTCGAGCAGGAACGCGGCATCCTTGGGCATATCTGCCATCTCGACGTCTGTTCGCCAGCCGCCGATCGGTGCAATCCAATCCTTGCTGGGAGAAACGCGGGTTTTGCCGGCGCTCGCGGGAACGGGCTGCCTTGTCATGGATTCGGTACCGTGATGATGCCGGGCCAATAGTTGTCGGGAACCTGTCCTCTATTCGGCAGCGAGATATCCATCGGAGCAGCGGCGCGGTCAGAGCCGATCGCCGACTCCTTCGCTCGCTCGAAATTTGCCATCTCTTCCCCGTAGTCGAGGCCCTTGGCGCGCTTCCACCGCCAAATGGTCGACAGCTCAAGGAGTTCCTCAGGAAACCGCGCAGTGTCCGTGTCGTTGACCCACGTGTCGGAATAACTCGTGCCGCCGTTGATGGCGACCCAAGCATTGGAGACGTATTCGTACCGGAGGGTTTCGCCGGCATCGTTGGGATAAATCGCAAGCTTGCCGCCCAGCATGCGCCAGATCTGCGGCACCGGGTTCGAATTGATGATGGTGTTTCGTTCCCAGGTCTGCGGCTCGACCGGGCCATTTAGCTGCCAAAGGCGCGACGTGTTCCAGATCTTCGAATTTTCGCCGAACCGATCCCAATCCGCAGGCGGTTCCGCTGGCTCCGGAATGACACCGGTAGCGGTAAAGTTCCTGACGACGACGAGCGCCGACCAGTCATGATCCCTCATTAACTCACGGCCAGCGCGAAACGACAGGATGCGAAGCTGTGCAATCTGAGGATCCGCCGACGACATGACAGCGGCCGGCGGATCAATGCTGATTTCCGCGCATACGTTCTGGATAATCGAGAGCAAACTCATGCGCGGAGATCCTGATTAGAGCTCGAGCGTCGTTTCGCGGGCTGCCTTCGGCGGGCGGCCCGGACTACGGCGTTCATTGCCGCGCTCGCTGTCTTCCAGACGGTCGGCAAGCGCCTGCACCTGCTGCTGAAGGCGTTCGACATCATTGCGGAGACGTTCGTTCTCAGCCGCGAGCGAAGAGGCAACGGAGTTGTTGCGGGCACTCTCCAGAAATGCCCGAGCAGCCGCCACAAGCTCGTGAGCACCCATGCCGAGGTTCTGCTTCATCGTGTCCGACAGAGCGGCAAGCTGTTCGACGGAATAGATCTTGATGGCTTCGAGTTCGCGGACCTGACTCGGCTTCAGGAGCGTCCACTGGGAAAGCGGCGTGCCGACGATCTGTTCGCGCTCGTCGAGGCCTCTCTTGAAGCGGGCGTAAGGCTCGTGAAAGCGCTCCTTGTCGGCTTCGGTCGCTTCACGATAAACTTCCGTGTTCTTGTCCCCGGCAATGATGATGCGAACGAATTCACGGTCTTCGAAAATGGGGCGCCCTGCTTCCTTCGACTTGAAGGACTGCTCGACGGGTTCAAGGCTGAATGCTGCGTAAATTCCAGGATTGTCTGACATGATTGCCTCGCGGTTGATGGCGGGAAGGGAAACGGGCGCCGAAGCGCCCGCTCATTAGTTGGTCTTGGCGATGTACGGCCACATAAGCCGGACTTCGAGAACGCCGGTTGCGGTGACGGTGATACCGGAGCCGTTGGCGGTCGCGTTGGCCGACATGGTGATGCTCTGCAGCACACCAGACGGGCTGTAGGTCAGGCCCGTTATGGTCGTGGAGCCGGGAATGCCGGTGCCGGAGATCGAGGCGCCGATAAACGGGCCGGAGCCTGTAGTAGCACCGCCGAGAACGGTCAGGATTGGTGAGCCGTTCGTGGTCGTGGCCGTGAATGTCTTGTTCGCGGCCTGGAACGAAACAGGCGTGATCTGCTTCGTTCCGACAGTAGCGGATGCCGGGGCATTCGCCTGCCCTGCCGTCGTGGTAGACTCGGCAATGACGAGTGCCGCCGTGACGGTGTTCATCAGTGCCGGAGCCTGGCCGGCGCGCTGGACCCAGATACCATAGGTGCCCGCGGCAAGTGTGATGGTGCCGACCGGACCACCCGAGATAGTCGGGGGCTGAGCGGCGCCGGAGAAGACGCCGCAACCATAACCGACGACGCCAGTAGCGGTCGTCAGCAGGTTGGCGTTGTAGTCCTTGTCCCACTGCAGCCACATGCCGGGCTGAAGCGTGGTCTGGGAAGCAAGGGTGAGCTGGCAATAGACCCACTCAGCTTCAGCGTCGCCCCAGCAAACCGAGCCGAGCGTGAAGTTGAATGCGGGAACGCCAGAACCACCGACCATCGGGCCATCCACCAGAAATGGATTGGCACCGAAGCGCTCGGTCTGCGTACGTGCGACAGTCATGTGTCGATCCTTTCGAGATTAGGCGAACAGGACGCCCTGGAGGAAGGCGTTGTTCATGGTGAGGTTGCCGGCCCAACCCATCAGGCGCACAACGGCATCCTGGTTCGGGTTCATCCGATCGTCGCCGATCGGCGCCATGTCGCGGTCGCGGTGCGGGCGATAGAACAGGTACTTCGTGTTGAGGAAGTACATCTGGTTTGTCGGTGCACCACCGCCGAAGCCGCCGTCGAACACCACGTCGGCGCCCATGTACTGGAGGGTGTTGAAGCCCGCCATGCCCTTGTCTGCCGAGGTGATGCGCTGAATCGCCTGAAGCGATTCCCAGTAGAGACGGAAAAAGTTATTGTCCGCCACGATCAGATCCGGCTGGTCGGGACCGCGCGAGCAGGCCAGATAGAGCCGGTTCATGTACGACTGAATGTTGGTGGTCGATGCCGCCGCGCCGCCGTCCGAGCTGGCGGAGAATTTCTGGTTGCGCCAGAAAGCCCACGTCGCACGGTTGATGCCGCCGATCGTGCCGGAGGTCGGAGACGTGGAGATCAGCAGCTGAAGGCCACCGATCTGCCGGCCGCCGTCAGCGGTACCGTCGGAATAGCAATCCAACGCGATGTTGTTCTTCAGCGTAATTTCGGCGTTTTCGATACGGCCTTCGAGCAGATCGAGCACCGCATCCTCGCCCGAGTTCTGGAGCTGCTCCAGGCCGGAGATGGAGACGGCTACTGCTGCCTGCTTGTAGTCGTATTCTGCCGCCGTGATAACGTCGGAGGGCTGCACATTCAGGAGGTCGTAGCCGGAATAGCGCTTGAACGTGCTGTTTTCCTGATACTGGAGTTCCTGAACGATGGTGCGACCGCCGGAAACGGGTTTCTTGCGACCGCGGGAATTTAGACGCGACAGAAGGCCGTTGTTCTTCGTCACGTCGTCGGCGATGACGCCGCTGCGGTTGCGCAGCGTGGTCGTCACGATTTCAGAAAGGTTTGGCGAAATTGCCATGGGGTGTCACCTTTTGTCAGACGCGCCCGGCTGATGCGGCTAGTGCGCTTTTGAGCGAGTCACGGATGGAAGTTGGCTGCGGCGGTGCGGCGTCCTTGCTGGGGCCGGGAGACGACGAGCCTGTGATGGATCGCGAAGCTTTGCGGGCCTGATCTGCCGCTGCTGCTCTCTGTGCGATCGGATTGTCTTGGGGCGCCGGGGCAGACTGGCTGATCATCTGCTGGCGAATGTCTGGTCTCATCCAGCACGCAGCGTCGTAGGCGTCTTTCAGACTTTTGGCTCGGCCCGCGCTGATGAGGGCGATCATGTCATCCATGACGGCTTCGGCATGCGTATTTGCTGGATCGGCGAGGAATGCCTGAACTTGAGTTTCAGTGTCCCTCTTCCGAAGAGCATGCTCAATGGTCGCTTCGATATCGACGGGTTGCTGTTGCTGCTGCGGCTGTGGGCGGCGCTCCATGATTTGATCTGGCTGGCCGTTCACAAGCGCGTGCAAATTCACGCCCGCCATCTTGGCTACATTGAGAACAGTGTTGACGGGATCGCGCTGAAGCGCCTGCTCCCATCCAATTGCCTTGCGCATGACATCCGCATGCGTCGTGCCTGCCTGTCTTACCAGCGGCGTGAATTCCTCAAGGCCCTTGTAGTCCTGGAGAACCCTGAAACCGTTGTCGATTTCCTCTTCGCGCTTGGTAACGGCGGCCTGCACCTCTGGCGGCAGCTCGCCGAATTTCGCCTTGGCCTCTGCCGACCAACCAGGGGGAACGCGCGTTGTCGTGGCCTGTGCCGGTGCAGGTTCAACCGGCTTTGCCTCTTGCGGCGCGGCGACCGGTGCTGCCGGCGTTTCCGGCTTTGCCGCAGCTGTCGGCTTCTCGGGCTCCTTGGCAAAGCGCCCAACCTCATCGCGATTTCGGTCTGCCTTGGGCTCTTCCGGCTTCATGGCAGCGCGCAGGCTGTCGCGGATACTGGCTGGCTGTTCGATTTCCTGCTCGACAGGCACGACAGTGCTTTCGAGGCCATCAATGGCTTCGTTATTCAGGTCTGACATGTGTATTTCCTTTTTCGGGGATTGATGCCCGCGTCAGGCGCGATGCTGCTGGTAGGCTTCCTTCAGGGCCTTTCGTATTCCCTGCTTGTCTGCCTTGGGCTTTTCGATCGGGCGCGGCTTTTCGTTGCCGATCTCCTCGACGCCGGCCGATCTGTAGGCGCGGCGCAGTTTTGCTTTCGAGGTATAGTGCTGACCGTCATGCATTGAGCGGATCTCGATGCTGTCTGAGACGAAATGCGGCGCCGGCAGATCCGATTGTGCGAGGTTCTTCACCGGCATGCAGTTGTGCGGCCATTGGTCGAGCTGGTGCCAGCCGCCGCAGACCCGGCAATATCGTTCTCTCATGCCGCCTTCCTCGATGAGCGAGACAATTCGCAACGAAGCCAGCTCAGAAGCATCAACTGCTCTATCGTCTCGGACGCTTCCAAGTGCGCTTTCGCATGCTGAACCAACCGGCTGAATTGATCATCGGTCAGGCTTCGCGCCAGGTTGACGACTTCGCCGAGATGCCCGATGGCTTTCGCATAAGCCCTCTCGACAAGCTGGTCGGTGGTGGCTTCGTTGCTCATGATGACCTCGCTCACTAATAGGGGCGCTGTTGCTGCTGGACCGGCGGCTGTTGCGCCGCTTGCAACTGCTGCATGGCCTGCATAGCCATATCGCCCCGTGCCTGTTCAACGGTCGTGCGGTGTTCGATCTCGGCCTGGGCTACCCCGAGCTGGGCCTTCCGCTCCTCGGCGCCGGCCTTCACCTGTGCCGTCTTCAGATCGATCATCTGCTCCGGAGTTGGTTCCGGCGGCTGCTTTGGTGCTGTCGCTGCCTGCGAGAGTTGCGCGCCCACCTGCTCCAGCGTGTTTTCCAACTGGCGGCCGGCACGGAAGCCCCGCGCTGCGAACAACAGCGTTTCGACCATCACAGGAACAAGCATGGGCTGCTGCTGCGCGATGGCGCCAGCCTGCTGGATAAAGCCGCCCACCATCTGCACGAACTCCATGCGGCGCTGCTTCTCGGCGTCCTCATCGGGCTCAATTGTCGAGTCCGTCTCGATATCGATCCGAAAGCCGCGCACGCTGTCATTGCGCAGAAGCTGAACAACCTCATCAATCGACGGCTGCTGCATCATCTGCGCCACCTCAGGCGGGATAGGCGGCTGCTGCGGCGGAGGAGCTGGCTGGCCCATCTGCTGCGCGCGCATCGCCGCCTGCTGGGCGACCATCTGGGCCTGCTGCATCTGCATCTGGATCTGCTGCTTCTGCGCCGTCGTCAGCAACTGGATACCCGAGACGAGCATCAGAGTTTCCGGTTGGAACTGATCGCAGATGATCTCACCGGCAATTGCCACAATGTCGCGGGCGAAGCGGGCAAGCTCTGCCTGACGGTCACGAATGCGGATCGATCCCCATTGGCTTTTGATGCGCTGCGCCGTCGCTGTTTCCGATGCCTGGGTATCGCCGCGCACGATGTCCGATATGCCGGTGATCTGGTAGACATCCTCAATGAGCTGCTTCCGCGCCTCGATGCAGGCAACGATGACCTTCTGTACATCATCGATCGGTAAAGTCACGATGGCATTTGAGCCGCCCTTGTCCGTGAATGCTGCCCATTCCGGGATCGGAACCATGACCGTGTCGTTCTCCGGCCGCATCGCCTTTTCGATTGCCGGCGATACTGAGCCATCCCCTGAGGGATAGAAAATCTTCAGGCGCAGCTGATCCGTCAGCTTGTTGATGCGCTTGGTGAGGATGTCGATTTCGTCGCACTGGCCCTGGTAGTAAACGTAATCCGGGACCGGGATGAGCGATCCGGTCGAGAGCGTGCCGAACGCCGGCCGGGGGCAAGGCCAGAAGCCTTTCAGATTAAGAGGTGGTTCAGAGACCTCGAGCGCCGCGGGGCAACCATCGGCAATCCATACCGTGTAGTTCTCGCTCTTGCACCAGATTTCCCAAACGTAGATCTTCCCCTCGTTCTGCGCCCGCTCCGTCTGATTGGCGCCGTGGTTGGAGCCGGCACCGTCCTTCGCAAGCGAACCCCGCCCATCGGGAAAGCGCTTGTCGAACTCCTCATCGGTCATCGAGACACGACGAGCCACCCATGTCACATCCTTCCAGCGCCGAGCTGGCGAATGCAGGAAGTCCGACCAGTGCACGTAGTCGATGCACACTCGCTCATCGGTGATCTGCTCCATGGGAGAGACGTCTTCCGGCATCCCAGGCGCATCGGACGGCTCTACGCCCATATCCAGCGGTTCGAAGTCCGCCTCATAGCGCAGCCAGACCGTGCCGCGGGCGCACAGCAGGAAGTCATCGCGCACCGACCGCATAACCGAATCCAGATCGGCGTCGTCTGCGGTGAAGGCAAGGTTACGCTCCACCAACTCCGAGCCCATACGGGCCACAGGCTGCGAGTCCTTGAAGCGACGCTCGACGACAGGCTGCGGAACTCTGGCGTAGACGGCTGGCTGCAGTACCGAGACATTGGCCCAAAGCATCGGGAACCGGCGCTTTGCGCTCTGCTGGTCCGCCTGCTGCAGGTAGATCTTCTCAATCTTGTCACAGCGATCCGCCCAGGATTTGAAATAGCGCTGCGCCCGCTCAATCTCCTGCTGCCAATGCGCCCCGACCTTCACCAGGTCATACTGGTCACCGTCCGGCAATGTCGTGGCTTCTACATCCATCAAACGCGCTCGCTATAAGTCGGTGTGGAGTTGACGTAGTCGTTGAACGTCATGGTCTGGAACGTCGGCAGCGGCTTCGGTTCAGGTTTGAGCGGTTCGGCAGCGAGACCAGTAAAGATGATAGCCAATCCGCCGAAAGCGTCAGCGCCGTGCGATGCCCAGTTGTGCAGCGGCTCATCCCGGAAGACGCCAAGATCCTCATCCCACTCTTTTCGGTAGTTCCGCAGGCACTTCACGCCTTGAGCGCAACCGGCCTGGTCGAACTCGACCTTCGCCAGAATGCGCCGGGTGCCGTTGATGCGGTCATGCACATAGGCGCGCTCCACCTTCCGGACAGTGCCGAGGTTCCGAGCCTTGACCTCCTGCAGCATGATCTCGATGCGCGTCATTCCGCCCCGGGTCCATTCCCTCACGCGAATATCGTGCGGCATGTTATGGACGCCGTAGACGTAACCGTGCTCTTCGGCGCGGCGCTCCAGCTCGTCGAGCATCCCATCCATGCCGGTACCGGTGTGCTCGAAATAGCCGATCATTCGAACCCGGCTCGGCAACACCTGAAACAGCCATACGCTATTTGTATCGTCCATTCCGATGTCGGAGATGGTGTGCACCGGATAGCCAGGCACATGAGGGAAGACGCCTAGACGCTCCTCCGCATCCACTATCGCCATCTGGTCGGCGTAGTATGCGCCCTCGACGCTGGCCTCGAACGCTTCGGCCGGTGTCGACGGGTATTCCCGTTTCATGTCGCCCAGCTGAGTTTCAGCTTTCTTGACGTACCAGGCCTTTTGTCCGTCCGTCAGTTCGATGCCCTGCTCCGCCAGTCCGCGGAAATACTTGGCGAAAGCATCGGTGATGATCACGCCTTGCGGATCGATCGAGTATTGTGGCTCCTTCCACCAGGGGAAGAAATGGAACTTGAAATCCAGCGGAGTCAAAGCCGCGGCTTGCCGATGCTTCACCTGGGCATCTTCGCAGAGATTGAAGAAGTGCCCCTCCTGCCCCTCGGCAGTGCTTTCGATGAATACCAGCTGACCGGCCTGCACAGTGTTGAGCGCACCGGTACGGACTTCCCTCGCCTTCTCAGGATATTTCGCGCAGAGCTTGCCGTATTCGGAGATATGCAGGTACTGGAGCGTTCCCGATCGAAGCGACGTGCCGACGCGGATGCTGGAGTTGTTCGCCAGCAGCAGTTCGCTCGTGTTGTCCCTTATGATCGGCACCGCGGCGCGAATGCCCTCGGGCAGGTTGTCGTAAGGATATTTCACCTTGTCCCGAAAGATGGTCTGCGCGTCGCCGAGCGTGTGAGCGATAGTACCGGCCCTGATATCCTTGTTGAACACGCACGCGTCCAGCATGAATATCTGGATGAACGTCGTCAGACCGAGCTGGCGCGCCTTGAGCAGCACATTCAGGTAATGCATCTGCTCGAAGAACGTCATCTGCGCCCAGTTCATTTCGAACCTGACGCGCTTGCCGCTCTTATCCGTGATCCAGTAGAGGTTGTTCAGCCGCCAGCGCCAGTCTGAGAACTGGTCAACTGCCGTTTGGAAGTCCGCGGGTCTTGCCATTGATCGCTTCCAGCAACTCAGCCACGCCACTCGTCACGCCGTGCTCGAGCTCGACCTTCGCGCCGTACTTCTTCGGCTTCAGCTTCTCGGCGATCCACTGACGGGTGGAGATCCGGAGCTGTGAGCGTCGAAGTGCCTCGCCATTCTCGACCCAGCGCTTTTCTTCGCCGAACTGCTTTTCCATCCAGTCATTGCTGCCGTCGTCGGCAATCTCGACCATCTCGTCGACGAAGCCGTCGGCCTGGATCTCGCGCGCCTGCGCATACTTGGTCCTGAAATCGGCTTTGTCGTCGTCAGCGAGCCAAGTGAAGACGGTAGACTTCCCCGGCATTGTCTCGTCGCGGCAGATCGATCGAAGGCTTTCCCCGTCAGCGATGCGTTCGCAGATGATGTCCGCCAGGGACTGCGTGAACTTGGTGGGTCTGCCTGTCATGGTCCTGCCTTCTGATCGGCTGGTACTGAGATGTTGGTCGTAACGAAGCGGGCTTTCCCTGACTCATGAGCGTTGGCCAGTTGCCATATCTAGCACGATTCTTTTCGCTTACCTCTTGCAGTAATAGCTTTGTCACTCTATATCACTAGTGTCAACGCTATTAATGGAGGCAAAATGAGTAGCGCAGCAATAATCAAGAAAGCTCGCATGGCAAACAAGCTCACGCAAGAGCAACTTGCAGAGAAAGTCGGAGTCCATGTGGCTTCAGTGCGCAATTGGGAGAAGGGAAGCATTCCCCAGACAGCGGTGGCTCAGCGCTTAGCCGAGATACTTGGCCTTGAGACAATCCAACTCGAGCCTCAGGACGTCGATCCACTCATGGAATTTGAGGTAGCGGAACTCACCAAGGCACTCCACGCTAAAACGGCGGCCATGTATCGGTTGCCATTGGATAAGGTGAGCATCTCTATCAACATCTTGGCCTAATCGATGTCGCCCGCAAAGGACCGCCCGATTCGTCGGGCGGTTTGACCAGATTTGTAATTACGGCGCATTTCTTCCATCGAGCGGATTGCTGCTTATCCGCGTGGACCGGCGCTCTGCGCACTGAACATCCACAAATCAGTGCGCAGAAGATAACCTCAGGGTTATGATTAATCAAGCCCAGCGCCGAGGTTTCCCAGCGTTTTCATCGTTTCTGTTATGAATGCGCGCGAGGAAGGCGTGGTCAGGCCGGAAGACAGACCTCCGCCTAGTTCCGTGAATTGGGCCCTTCGTATTCTCCGGGTGGAGGACTTCCCGCGGCGCCCTGGCTGCTCCCGATCGAGCTCTTCTTCTCTCTGCCGGCGAGCGCGGGATAATAGGAAATTCTGCTCCTGCTCCCACTCGATATAGCGGAGTCGGTCGATCGTCTCCTGAGGAAAAGCGAATGGCATGGGGCGCTGTTCGAACGATTTGGTGAAGCGCAGGATCTTGCTGACGCCGTTGACCTCTTCGACCCGCCGGAAATCATCAGGCCCGATGTTGACGAACACGTAGCCCACGAAGGTCGGGAAGCGGCGCTCGATCCAATGGCCTTGTCGATGATGGCGGACCTCGATCCGGTAGCTTGGCATGAATGCCTCGAATCCCTCGTTGCGAAGGTTCCGCTCGATAATGCTTTCGCCCTTTCGGTCGCGCCCTTCCCGCATTGACGGGCAACGTTGCGCGCCAGGTGCGGCCTTCACTGCAAACCATGTCTCAACCGGCGCGAATCGCCTGGCCTCCCCTTTCCTTGCCTCAAGGAACTCAGTTTCCGAAAGCGCTTCAGCGTTCGGGCGTCCTGAAACTCTCACGTTCATGCCAGCCTCTTCTTGATCAGGTTACGACGCTCGGGCGTCATCCGCACATAAGACGGACGCCAGTTGATCGGGTTTGGGAGGTAGACGCGCCTGGGCGGGTCGATCTGATACCAGTCGCCATCGGCGTCGAGGAAGAACTGCAATCCCTCTGCAGCGAAGTGACCGGCCATTTCGTCAAAGAGTAGGTCGGCAGATCAGACCGGTTCCGCGAGGCGCCGTTTGCATCGGACGCCAGGGGTTTTCCCGGTCGTGCGCTTCGCGCTCCTGTCGTTCCTTGATGGTCATTTTTTAGTGCCGATCCTTTCCTTGATAGGCGTTGGATTTAGGTTTCGGTGGCTGATAGTCAGCCTCGCCACGAGCTGACTTCCAGAGAGGAGCGAACCCGTTCAGCGACCGATATCCTTCGATCTCGGGAAGATACTGCAGCGTCACATCGCCTTTGCGGCCCGACCACGAGAAGCGGGCCTTCTTGATCCAGACGACGGTTTCGTTCAGCGCCGGATCAGGAACGTCGATCACGACGCCATGGTCGGGCTTGTTGTACCAGGCTGCCGATCCCTCGATATCGTACATGGTCGGGGTCCGGGCTTCGCCGCCTTTGCCGAGATCCTTGGTGGGATGCGCGACGACGATCGCCAGCACGCTGTAGCGAAGTGCGAACTTCCTGATCTGCCGGAGCGCCCGGTTGATGTATTGCGTCTCGCTCTCGTTTCGCGGCCGGTAGTGCTCGACTTCATTCCACGGATCGATGACCAGGACCTTGATCGAATACCGCGTGACCGCATCCGCGGCGCGCTCGAGCAGCCATTCCAGCGTCATGTCATCGTCAGTCTCGCCGGTTGGATCGGCATCGATGAAGACGAAATGCTTCTGGATAAACACGTCGGCTTCAGCGACAAGGTCGCGCGTCCATTGCTTCGTTTCCGTTCCGGTGGTCGCCAGGCGGAGCTTGAAGCGAAGCGCCGGCACAGTCGGGATTTCGAAAGAGGCCACGCCTACGCGCCAACCGTGGGAGCGGGCGAGGTTGACGCAAAGGTTCATCGTCCAGGTCGACTTGCCGTGACCCGGAATGCCGGTGACTACCAGCAGCTCGCCGAGCCAGAGTTGAAGGTAGGGATCGAGGTCCGGCCAGCCGGTCGAATAGGTTCTCGGCTCGTCGAGCTCCGGATAGTCCGAGAGCAGATAGATACCCTTCACGGGGTAGGGCTTGGCTTCGGTGAGGACCCTGACGACCGCATCGGCGCCATAGCGCATTTTGACGTCGTTGAGATCCTTACAGCCTTCCGGATAGGTCACGAACGCGCAGCGGGCGGCACCAAGACGGCGAACCAGTTCCGCCGCCAGCCTCCGGCCGGGCGGATCGTTATCGACGGCGAGGATGAACCGCTTGATCCGCTTGATGCGGTGACGGTTGTTGAAGACGAACTCGAACTTGCCGTGACTGTCGTCGTCAGGAACGACGTCGTCGAGTTGGTCGGGATCTTCACCTTGCGGCACGGGTGGAGCGCCGTCAGGCACGCTGACCGTCGTGTGAAAACCGCAATCGATAGCCGTCAGCCCGTCGATCTCGCCTTCGGTGATAATCAGAGCCTTGTGGCCTTCCTCAAGCGCTGGATCGTCCATGCAGTCGGCATTCCAGAACGTTTTCCGGCCGCCCTTGCGCTGCCAGAACTTTTTGCCGGGTGCCCGGTACTTCTCGCCGACCGCGCTGCCGCCGTCGATGAACGGAAAGACGACGATGTTGCCGGCGGTGTCTGGCTCAACCGTATTGCTGCCGTCAGCCATGGTGACCACCCTACCCGTATATGCTCCGGAAAGTTCGGCGACCGCCGGGTCGATCTGCCGGTTTTGAAAAGCCTGGATGCCCACCGGGCCTAGTTTGTTGGTCAAAATAATCGCCTCCTTGGAAGCCGCAGTGATGGCAGTTGAACTGGACGCCTTGGCTGTCGATGCGAACCGAGAGACAGGGCTCTCGCTTGTTCCGCCTCGACGCTGAGCACTTCGGGCATGTCGTTTTTTGATTTCCGGCTACGATCCGCCGAAGGCGAATGCCGTGCTTGTCGAGGATGTCGGTAGAGGATTTCATATTCGGGGATCCGATCGTGGTCGGCCTCCCCCTCGGTCGCGGATTGCCGCAGCCGCGGCGACGCGCTCGGAAGCTTCTCGTTCCTTTTTCGCCAACGCGCCGCTGACTGCGGTGAACCAGCGCTTGCCCTTCGTCCCGGCCCACTCGTCCAAGGCCCATAGCTCCGCCTCGAGCGAGACATGCGGGAAAGCTTTCCGCCACTGCTCCAGGTTCGCCTCCGTCAGGCGGATTGCCTGAGCCTCGAAGGCAAAAATCTGAGATTTCGAAGGGGCGGCGGCAACAACATCGTCAGATGTTGTATTATCATCTATTCCCTTCTCTTCCCTTCCCTTCCCTTCGTGCTCTGTTACAGAGTCAGTGACATTCTCTGTCACAGTGTCTGTTAAAGAAGCCTGACGTTGACGTTCTCGCGCCTCCCTGGCTGCTGCAGTGCGCGTCTTGTTAGTGCGAAGCTTGCCGACAGCCTCCGTGGCAAGCTCTATGACAGTGCTGTGCCACACTCGTCCGTCGCGTCGATCCCAACCCTTGAGGATGTCGTCCTTCAACTCTTCCCATTTCGCCGGCGAGCACATGGCGGCATCGGCCAAAACATCGTCGTCGTCCTCGATGCTGCCGGCCGGGATCTCGTGCCAGGCACGCATCCAGAGGTTCATCAGATAAAACGCGATCTCCGGATTCCGCTTACAACGAAGCCAAGCCTTCGACCTCCGCAGTCGCTCGATCTGAAGCGGCATGTAGGGGAGGCATTGCACGTCAAGCTCGTCAATCACTGGCAGGTGCCGCCCCCTTCGGATCGACGACCGGAAGTGGTAAATCGACAAACAACCGGCAAAATTCGCGCCACGCCAATGCCGCAGCTTTTCCGTCTGCGAAGTCGAGGGAGCTCTCGGCTTTGGTCTTTGCCTGTACGAAGTTATTCCAGGCAGCAATTTGTTTTTCGGTCTCGGCCATCATGCGCCTAGATTCCGTGCTGCTTTGGCGTCTTCGATCGTGCCAAGAATGTCAGATAAAGCCCATTTCGAAAGCGCGCCTATCTTAAGTGGCCTTGGGATGGTCCCGTCAGCAACCCTGCGGTAAAGCGTAGGCACGCTGATATTTAAAATGGCAGCAGCTTCTTTCTTGGTCAGAAGCGGGTCTGTGATTTGCATTTGACTCAGCCTTCGGTCGTTTGAGACAGGCTGAAATCTGATGGAATCCAGGGTCGCTAAATAGCCTACACGATTAAGAAACCGTTTCGAAACGGTGTCTTGATTTGCGACCAGGCATTTGAATATGCGGCTTCTCCTCAGCAACCGATGCCCAAACTTGATCAAATTTGCGATGAGATGTCTTTGGGAAAGCCGCCATCACCTGAGCTTTGACGTCCGCCTTGTTGGATCCGGGTTCCTCATCTAGGATCGTGATGATCATGTCTCGTGGCCCCCCGTTTAAAGGGAATAGCACTTGCTTGTCCGGCGCGTCCGAAATGCAAGGCATTTTAATTTTTTCGAGCCATTCTTCTGGCGCTATGATCGAACATCCATCGAATGGTAGCAGCGAACGAAGCACGTCCTCATTTTCTACAGCTCCCTCGAAGGCAAAGTATGTCAGTTGCTTTATAGGCGGATGGTCAATCCTTAAACGCTGCAGCGCAGTGATGCCACTTCGGAACGCTTTTACGGCTTCCAAATACACCTTATGCGGACCGAGATCGATGCATCCGGTGTTCCAGTTGACTACCGGAAAGAATCGGTCAATCCGCCGCAATCGCGACAGATTGATTAAATCAGGTTCACTAAAAGCCTGTCCTTCGAGGAAGGGGACCACCCAGTAGTCAAGTTTTAAAGCTTCAAGCTTGAAAGTGTTCCAAGATTCCACACGTTCTTTGCCTTGACGCTCGTACTCCGCCTTCAGGGCTGAGAAATATGCTGAGTCTTTCACGACGGAGTTGTAGGGCCTCAAAAGATGTAGAGGGAACGTGAGTTTGACGCCGTCTGCTCGAAGCACTTGTACGCGCTTAGTACCATATTCCGATTTCACAAAAAGATCATACACCAGATCTTGAGATGCAAGACTCGCGTTGTATGTTTGGAATGGGTGCTGCGGTCTTGGTTGGCCGTTTTTGTTTGCCTCCAACCAACGGCGGATATCCTCTTTCTTGACTGGCGAATATATTGCGTCATACGCCGCTTTCGCAAAAACCTTCAGCGACTGGTAGCCTTCAACGGCGAACATTCTATTGCTCCTTCACGAGCTGCATTATCTGACCAGTTTGCCCGGTGACGTGTTTTGCCCAACGTGCCAAAAGCAGTCGACGCTGCTCTAGGAAATCGGTGCGCCTATAGGCTCGCTCCACGGCACCGCCAACCGTGTGACCCAGCACGGTTTCGGCCACGTCATGCGGTGTATTGGTAGTCTCAGCGATCCAGTCGCGCAGACTGGATCGAAAGCCATGGGGACGCGACTCGAGCTGCGCACGCTCCATCAATCTGCCCATAGTCATATCACTAATGACGCCCTTCTTTACGCTCGGGAAAAGGTATCCATCCCGCGCGAATGCTTTTGCCTGCTCGATTATCTCAAGAGCTTCCGGCACAAGCGGCACGCGGAAATCCGGCGTCTTGTCCTTGCGCCCCTTTTGCTTTTCACCGGGGATAATCCAGACATCATCATGAATTTGCTCAGCAGGCCGAAGGAAGCGAAGCGGGCTCGATCGCACTCCCGTAAGAATCAGCAAACGCAGGGCAAGATGCGTCACCGTTCCACCATCCAGCGTTTCGTAGAAGGACGGAACGTCACGCCAAGACATAGCCGGGATATTCTTCGCCCTATGGCGCTGTTGACCCAAGAGGGCGCGCGCCTTCTCAGGCGCCTGAATATCAACGTCCAGGCCGAGAGCCGCGGCATGCCTAAAGCAGATGTTTAGTCGGTTCAAAGCCTTCTTCGCTGTCTCTGCCTTGTCGTGCCAGATAGGCGCTAACGCGTCTCGAATATCGATCTGATCAATCTCCGCGATCGGCATCGTGCCCAGCTTTGGAATAACGTGAAGCTTCAACGGGGTGAACCAGCGCCCGGCAAGTCCGTCTCCCTTCAGCTCAGCCTTTCGGCTTTCAAAGGCATCTTCTGCAACCTCCTTAAGCAGATGGAGGTGCCTAGCTGCCTCCCGCTTCAACCTTTCTCGCTCCTTTATAGGATCAATATTTTTCCGAGCGATGGCTCGCCATTTGCTGGCCTCGCTACGAGCCTCCTTGAGGGACACCTCTACCGCCGAGCCGAGTCCCATCTCTCGGCGCCGGCCGTGGATAGTCACGCGAAGTACCCATTGGCCACCGCCGTCTTCGCGCTTATGAAACCAAAGGCCTCCGCCATCGGCATGTTTACCAGGACCAAGATTCTTGACCGCCATCGCTGTCAGCTTGTGCAATTCACGCCCCAT